TACTTACGATTGACTATATAGGAAAAGTGCTAAATACCTTTCAAATCTATGATGAACCTAAAAATGTTGATATATACCAACGCGCTTTTATTCATTCGTCGTATAAATATAATAAAGAACTTATTGAAGAAACTGGTATAGTTGAAAAACCAGAGGGTGCCCTTACCTTATTTAGCCAAGATTACGAACGCCTTGAATTCTTAGGCGATTCGATACTTGGGAGCATAATAGCACATTATTTATATGAACGGTATGAAAACGAAACGGAAGGCTTTCTTTCGGTTATGAAAACGAAATTGGTAAGAAAGCACGCGTTGGCCTATTTATCAAGAGAGCTAGGATTTAATAGATATATAATAATGTCTCGTCATATGGAGGATGTAAATAATGGTCGTAATAATATTGATATTCTGGAAGATGTATTTGAGGCATTTATAGGTGCTATTTACCTTGATTTTGGAGAGAGTGGCTATACAGTTGCTCAAAATTTCTTAATAAATTTGATTGAAGAAAAGGTAGATTTCGCCGAATTAATTGTGAATGATACGAATTACAAGGGACAAATAACTAAATATTATATGAAAACGCACCAACAAAAAATTACTTTTAAAATTATGGAAAAAGGTGGTAATATAGTAAAAGTTGGGGTATATGATAAAGACGACACCCTTTTAGGAGTGGGTATTGGAAATAATAAAAAAACTGCCGACCAAAATGCGTGTAAGGAACTTTTAATAAAATTGGATTTACTAAACTAATTAGTATTATTTTTTTGTTTTTTAATTATAATATGAAAGTGAAACTTGAAAATAAGAATGATAAAATAGAAAATTTACCAGGACTTTCTATTGAAGATGGGACATGTATATTTCCTTTTGTTCATGACGAAAAAGAATATGATGAATGTTATAAAGGGCAGCGGGGGGATTGGTGTGCTACAAAAGTTAGTAAGAAAACTAAAAAAATAAAAAAATGGGCTTATTGTGATCCTAAAAAACTAAAGATTACTCGTAAAAAGAAAGAAGACGATGCCCCTAAACGATTACGATTTACGAGTAAACCATTTTCCCCCGATATGGTTGCATCAAACTTTAAAATGTATAAAACCTCTAAAATAGTTCCCGATTATTATGTGCTTCCCAATAAAAAAGGGTTTATTAATTGGTTTGATACTATGTATTCATCCTATAGAGTAAAACAAAGTAAAAAAAATGCCAGGTTTGATTTATTCAACCATCAAAAAATTATACGAGATTATATGTCAAATATATCGCCTTATAGAGGATTGCTATTATACCACGGTTTAGGTGTTGGTAAAACGTGTGGTTCAATTGCCATCGCAGAAGGCTTCCGAAGCGACAAAAATATAGTTGTATTGCTGAATAAATCTCTAAAGCAAAATTTCATTGAAAATTTAAAGAAATGTGGTTATGATTTTTTTAGAACGAACCAATGTTGGGTGTACCATAAATTTACTGATAAAAATGATTTGATGAAAAAATATGCGAAATATTTAGGAATAGTTATTTCACATAAAAGTGAAGGCGCTTGGTTTATAGACTATTCCAAAGAACCCAATTATGACAAATTGGCAATGAAAGACCAAGAGACCGTAGATTTACAAATAGCTAAAATGATTGAAAAAAAATACAAATTTTATCACATGGATGGTTTAAATAAAAACAAATTGGAAAAAATGAAAGAAGACCGTGTGTTTGACGACTGTGTTTTAATTGTTGACGAAGTCCATAATATAACGAATGCTATGGCTAAAGCGACTCCTGGTATTAGAGCCCGCTATTTAGAAGAGATAATAATGGATGCCCAGAATATAAATTGTGTATTTTTATCGGGGACACCGATGATTAATAATTTATTTGAAACCTCTAAATTATTAAACTTGCTTCGTGGCAAAATCGCCTCATATAATATAACTTTTTCTAGACCATCTACCGATATTAATTGGGCGCAATTAGAAACCTCGCTTAAATCGCATCAGGCAGTCGACCAAATTATTATTAGAAAAAAGAATAATAATATTTCAGTTACACGAGTTCCAAATGGGTTTATTAAAAATAGGGATATGAATTTAGAATTAAAAGTAGGTGAAAATGAGGAGACTGACGATGACTTTAAAATTGTATTGAAAGACGTCTTACCCGATTATGCGAAAGTTAATATGGAATATTATACCACATTGCCGAATTCCCAGGAAAAATTTATGAATCTTTTCTATGACGAAAAACAGAACTCTATTAAAAATAGCGAACTTTATAAATCGCGAATATTGGGATTAGTGTCTTTTTATCGTACGCAGGATAAATCGCTTATACCAACCGTACGGCATAATGAAATAATTGAATTGCCAATGAGTGAATACATGTTTAATAAATATTCAAAAGTGCGTAAAGATGAAATTGCCCAAGCGAAAAAAAAGAAAAAACAAAGTAAAAAAGACGATGTGTTTGGAGTGAAATCCAGTTATAGAGCCTATTCACGTATGCATTGTAGTTTTGTATTCCCCGAAACCCTTGAACGACCAACGCCCTCGGGAATAGGGGATGAAATGGATGCTGGGATTGAGGAAGCTGAATTGGATAATGAACCAGTCGTTTTAAATTCCGAAAAAGCCAAAGCATATGAAAAAGCCAAAGCGAAGGTCCTAAGAGATCTTGAGAAAAGTGGCGAACAATATTTGATGATAAATGATAACGATAAATTAATGAAGTATTCACCAAAATATAACGAAATTATTAAAAGAATCAATTCTATGAAAGGGTTGTCGTTTGTATATACTGAATATAAAAGTCTTGAGGGTATCGCCGTATTATCTATATGTTTAAAGGCCAATGGCTACGATGAATTTAAACTCGTTAAAAATTCCAGTGGCGAATATGAATTACCGCCGAATTTGGATTTGGATAAACCCCATTTCGCGTTTTGGTCAGGTAGCGACGAACAAAGCGATTTGCTTCGTAAAATATATAATAATGAAATATCGGAATTGCCAACGAATTTGCGTAAACAAATCCAGGCATTAAGTGTTGACAATTTACGAGGCGCTATTGTGAAAGTGTTAATGACTACCAAAACAGGTGCCGAGGGAATTGACCTTAAAAATGTGAGACAGGTATTAATTGTTGAGCCTTACTGGAATCCGGTGAGATTAAAACAAGTGAAAGGACGAGCCGTGCGTATGGGGTCTCATCTTGGATTGCCGGAAAAAGAGCGAATCGTTGACATATATACCTTTATATCTTCCATTGACCCGGTAATGATAAAAACCGAACCAATCATTGAAAGAGACGGTGATAGTTCTGACCAAGTATTATTAGGATTGTCCAATAAAAAACTTAAAATTATGGATGGATTTTTGAAGATGATTAAAGAGACTTCGGTGGATTGTTCAATTAATTTTAAAGATACGGTGGACGAAGATGATCCTTTCACTTGTTTAAGTTATGGGTCGTCATCACCGAAAGATTATAGTTATGTTCCCAATATCGATGAACAACTCGAGGATAAAGAAAAATATCGCAAATATAAACAAATAACTTGGAAACCGATCGTTGTGAATGTGCCTAAAAAAGGCAAATACGCATTGAAACCAGCCCCAGAAAATGAGCCACAATTATTGTTTGATTTAGATACCATACTTGAATCGCGACGTCCGGGTGAACCTTTAGGAGAAATTCTCACTAAAAATGGCAAAAAATCCATTAAATGGTATAAAAAACAGCAAGTTAAAATAATATAATATAATTAAAAAAAAATTATCGCTCTTTAATATGTAATCCTATTTGTAATCGCGCCGCCGAAGTTGATAAATAGAGTGGCTCTACAGTACTGCTTCCTCTTTCTATACCATCCAATGAAATTGTGAAAGTATTAATTTTTTCAGGGTTCATAGTACACATAAAGTTATTTTTTAATTTAAGTGTCACTGAATTCAGGGTTCGTGGATTTTCAGCATATTCGCTATATATTTCAAATGTATCGGTGTTATCTAGACCGGTAATATCACTATCAAGGGTGAGGGTTGGTGATGTGTTTTCTACTGCTACTGTTGAGGCTGTAATTTTTCGGATTTCGCCTTCACGTCCGTTATTAGTTGTCACTTTAAAAAACATATTTGCGTAAAAATTAACTGTCGTTGAATGGAGAGAATTATCTGGTATTGTTACTATAAATGGGCCGGTATTATTATTATTATTATTATTATACAACTTAACCACCCCACTATCAACTAAATTTTCATTATCGTTATCTTGATAGCCAAATGTATCATTTGGCATATAGAATTTGCCATTTAAATCTCCTAAATTGGATAGTGAGTTGAAATATTTAGACATTTCAGTTATTTTCAAAGTAAGTCCGTGGTAATGTTCAAGGGACCGTCGTCCAGCAACGGTGCTTTTACCTTGTATTCCGTGTAAATTAATAAATTCAAGTTGGACATCGGCTTCTCGCGATACGATGAGATTTTCGCTTAATTGCACTTTAAAATTAGTAATAGCGTATGGATAGACGGCATCGGTTCCTGGAAAAACATCCAATAATACGACTTGGGTTTTCTTCGTATGTGTTTTATAATTTGATGAGAAATAGGTGGCGTCTTTTCCAACTTGGTTTTCAAAATTAGGGTCTCCTACAGAAAGCGCATTCATATTACGAACATCAACTGAATCGGATCGGTCATACGCTTTAGTCGGCTCATTTTCCAATAAGAAGGCGTCAATTTCATCGTCTGGTTTCGGTTTCTTTTGTTCATCTGCTAATTTTAAATTTTCTATAACATCCAACGCACCTGAAACCATTTTATTTTTCAAATCTTGGTTATAATTGTTTTTAATTACGGGAAACTTCATTGAATTTTGTGGGCGAGCCATAAAGCCTTTATTAAAATCTTCGGATGTTTCAATTTCTTTATATAGTTTTTCAATGGAGTCGGAAGTTTTCTTATCACATTCATTGAATGTAATAGTATCGTCAACCTTTCCATTATTGCCAGCGCATTTTTTCCGAACCGCGAGAATAAATGGATCAATGACGGATGTTAAAAAGGTAAAAATACCAGACACTTTTTCTAAACTGATTTTTTCAATATTGATTTTTCTAATGAAATTCTCAATATATTTTTTTTCTTTTTCAGAATAAGGTAATTGGCCATTTTTTATAACTTTGAGATTAATAGTCACATAGCGTTTTTTTAATTGATTATGGATATTTTGGGTTAAAAAAGATTTTACTTGTTCCGGCATTTTATCCAATGGAATATTATTGGGATCTTCTGGGGTTCCTACATTTATATCTGGGACAATATTTGTAAGGTCGCTAAAACTCAAAATTTCATTATTATTAGACGATTTAATACTATTAGCGATAAAATCAATTATTTTAATAGTTTCATTGGATTGGTGAACCTTATTCTTTTCTAAAAGAGTAATTAGATATACATTATTATTCATAATTTAGTATATTACATAGAAATTATTTATTTAAATAGAACATTTTACTAAAAAAAATAGAACATTTTACTAAAAAAAATAGAACATTTTACGAAAAATATTTATCGCGATTTTGAAACATTATATCATCGTCTTGAATATTAGAAATATAATCGTCGAATGGAACACCTTGTATCATATTTTCTATGAAATTGATACAGTATACTCCACACTCGGTATCTTTTTTTTGGTGAGCATAGGTGTTAATTTTAAACTCATATTTTGGACCAATTTCTAGCGATTGCTTTATAATTCGGTTGACGAAATTCACTATTTCTGGGTATGGCTTATTAGATGTTGAATCAAAAAAATAGACTTCCTTTTTAGGTGAATTAATAAATGTCGCAACCCAATGGGACCCTGATTCATTATGCTTCTGTAAGTTATAAACACTGGCGAAATATTTTTTATTACCATTTAATTCGTTTTTTAAATTAAAACTACAATGGGTCTTATCCACACACTCATTATTTAATTTAGTATCAAAATCCATAGGAATACACCCTAAATATTTGAAACCTATATATTTATTTTCATACTGGGATAGTACATTATTTATATCATTCGTATCAAGCCATCGCCTTGGATTATATTCCCAACTTAGTTTTTTATATGGTCTGAAATGTGTCTTAACTAAATTATTTTTATTAGTTACTTTACTCCAGCACACTTCATCATTACACTTAAGTTCTAGTTTCTTATCTAATTTATCCCACAAATTATCTATAGTGTCCTTTGTATTGGTTTCAATTTTGTCTAATACATTTAGTTGGTTATAGGCTTCAATTATTTCTATTAACGCTTTTTTATCATAACATGTTTTATTATTTTTTTTTTTGGTATATTTAGGAGAACATTTTCCCTTTTTTGTTTTTTTTAAATGGATTCCACCCCCCACTTTAAGATTAGTCTTGAGTTCGTTGTGGCCACCAATAAATTTATATTTATTTTTAAATAAATAGATTATTTTTGGAACATATTTATAATTTTTTGGGACATATTTGTTTAATTTTTTACACATTTTTTTATTATTTGGTTCATCTATATTTATAAATATATACTTTTTATTTTTGAAGGCACATAATGCTAAAGATGCTTTACAAAATCCGCACGTGGGTTTCCCTAATATTATATACATTAATATATTTTGAGAAAATTACTTAAAATAAATAGTAACTATTAATTCAATTCAATTCAATTCAATTCAATTCAATTAAATTCTAGTTATGATTAGCAATTTTGAAAAGGTTATTGAATTTAATACAACATTTGGTTTACCACATTATGATATTCCACAAGAAAATGTGTTTAACCAGAACGCTAAATTAGCGGAATTGCGATATTCCTTAATTCATGAAGAAGTGAACGAATTAAACGATGCTTTCAATGACCATAATTTTATAGAAGTTATAGATGCGCTCACTGATATATTATATGTAATTTATGGTGCGGCTTCGTCATTCGGTTTTAATATAACGAATACCTATTTTAAACGCCACGAAAATAAAAATGAGAAGGTTAGTATATTTGAAAATTGTAGAGAAGATACCGATAGAATTGATAAAGACGATATTAAAACCTTTTATGAGTGTCCAATTGGCCAACAATATTTAACTATAATTAAAACGTTACTGGGTCAATTAAACCTCGCGAAGCTTAATGGTGAATATTTAAACACGGTAAATATATTAACCGAAATGTTAGATTTCACTTATAGGCTGGGTTCTTATTTTGACATTGATTTAAATAAGTCGTTTGACATAGTCCATAGTTCTAATATGTCTAAAGTGTGTAAGAATGAAACGGAGGCTCAAGAAACGGTTGAATGGTATAAACAAAATGAAACGCGATATGATAGTCCAAGTTATAAATTGGCGGACGATGACGAAACGCGCTATATTGTCTATAATAAATCAACGGGAAAAATCTTGAAAAATATAAATTATGTAGCGGCGAAGTTTGATTCAATGATAACTAATATTTAATTAATTTTTTGGTGAGGTTAAAAATTATTTTTTTTTTAATTTTTTTTTATATAATGAGTTGTGAATCACAAGAGTCTATTTCTATGCCTTCAGCGAAAACCCTCGCACAAGCATTCAAGGTATCGATAAAAAGTGGCTTTTTACCGATTGAAACGTATTTTTATCTTGATTCGTGTAAAGATAAAGTATATATTTGCGTCAACGATGCCCATAAAATTATTTATAAAAATAATGACGAACACACCTCCCAGGTGGAAAATATATATAAGACCGATAATGATTATCTGATCATGACCCAAAATAGTATTTATATTATATCGGCAAATACAAAAGTGGCACAAATGCCTAAAGGTATTGAACTTTGATTTATTATATTTTAATGACTATTTATAGTATTTTACTTTTTTTAAGTGTGAATTTATTAACTATAATATTTATCTTATTTTGTTATTGGCTTTTATATAAATTAGTGCTACCGAAAACCATATTATGGAATCTTTTTTCATAAGAATAACCTAAAGATAAAAAAATAAACTATAAAAAAATATAATTTATAAAAATGGATACTGTAGTGAATCTCTCAATGGAAGAATTACAATCATATTATTTACGAAAACCGTTTCTGAAAAAAATATACGATTATTACATTCATCAAGGGTATTATAATATTATTTCAGAACAATTTGTCTATATTATTAATAATTCATTTGTGCTATTCTATACACTGTTTTTAATGAAATGTGTGGATTGGAATGGTCTATTTAGAATAAATTCAGAAGCCTATTTCATAGATTATATAGAATTTGGAAATATGTTTAAATTGAACATATACAATTTCATACTGGTGATTATCTATTTCATATATCTAGCAATTAAAATCGGTTATCTGGTCGCCTCTATTTATAAATATAAATATATCAAGCATTTTTACAATAATATATTGAATATAAATGATTTTGATTTAGTTAATTATAAATGGGATAGAATAATAGATATATTCCATTCAACTCATGAAAACAACGATATAAATGTGTATTATATTAATAACAAAATAACCATCCAGGATAATTATTTCATTTCATTGATAGATAAAGAAATATTGAACTTGGAACATTTATGTCCATTAATGGAATGGAATATTCGGTATTGTTTCATTAATTCCATATTCCTAAAGGACTATAAATTTGATAGGAATTTCATATACCTAAATAGCACCTATATTAATTCTATAAAAAGTAAATTATTTACTATATCGGTGTTAAACTTCATCTCAATGCCAATTTTATTACCATTTATGTGTTTGCGCAATTTATTTAAATATGGAGAGAAATTCTATAACAATCCTTCATTAGTGACATCAAAACATTGGTCAAGTATTGCTAAATGGAAGTATAGAAATTACAATGAATTACACCACGAATTTCAGGAAAAGCTATTAAAATCGTATCCGATTGCAAATGACTATAATAATTTATTTCCCATTAAAATATTTGGAACTCTCAGTGGGTTGTTTATATTTATACTAAGCTCACTTTTTATAATTTTAATAGGGTTATCAATAATTAATGAGCGAGTATTAACAAATTTATATATAGTTAAGAGTAAAAATACATTATGGTTTGTTGGAATATTGGCCACACTAATTACATTATTCAAGAAATTAGTAACTGATACAATATTCTATAATTCAGATGATAAATTAATGGAATTAAAAAAAGTAATTAATTGCATTAATGAATCCACTATTAAAAATAAAAAACATCGCGATTTTTTTTTTAAAAGGTATCAATATCACGCATCTACATTTATAAAGGATATTTACTATACTTTAACTACCCCCTTTGAATTATTTAAATTATATTATAGAACATACGAAATATTGAAATATATGAGCGATATTACTATAGATGATCCGACTCTCGGACATACTAATATGTATTCAATTATAAAAAAAACGAATAGCGATGATATGAAATCCAATTATTCAAAGGAAACCTTTTTTAAAAATAATGCGAACTACGATTATAATTAATATTTGTTTTGTTTTATTTTCTTTTTATATATTATTATGGTTAAAAAACTTCCATCAGGTAAAGCGTCTTTTTTAAAGAAGGTTGATAGAAATATGGTTGAAAATGTGGTGATATTTGTATTATTAGTGGTAATAATTGGATTGTTGGTAAAAAACTACATGCTCTCCAGTGAAAATTTTACCTCTAATGGCGATGCGAAATTAGTATTGTATTATGCGCCTTGGTGTCCTCACTGTACCAGTTTTATTTCTGAATGGGATAAAATTGGCACTGAAAAAAAGATTAATAATGTCTTAGTTAAGGTTGAAAAGGTCAATTGTGAAGACCATCCAGAAGTCGCCACCGAAGAAAATATTGAAGGGTTCCCCACAGTAAAATTACATTCCAAAAATACAAGTTCCGAATATAATGGTGCTAGGAATTCAGAGGCGGTCATTTTATGGCTTGAGAAAACCCTCTAAGTTATTCGTTTTTAATAGAATAGTGATTCGTTTTTAATAAAAAAGAATATTTGTTTCTAATTTCGTTTTTCGTTTGTTCGTATCCAAGGTCGATAAATTCTTGTTTTTTTTCGCGTGTAATATTGAATTCCAATGCGTTGGAATCTATTTTTAATTCAATAGTAACATCAAAATATTTGATAATTTTCTCATTATCTTGTTTCACAAAATTCGTTTGAAGCACTGCGAGCATATAGTCAATTATATTATCAATTTTATAGTATTTAAATGAGTCGTTGGTTATCACTATTCCTATCGTTTCTTTATTATTATTATTAAAACTATCAATTGGATAATTATTTGTTAACCCACCATCAACATATATTTTATTGTCTATCGTCAAGGGCATAAAAATAAACGGTAACGCCATAGAGATTTTAATGGCGGTTATAACCGACATAGTAGGTGAATTTTTGAGATTAAACCACGTTGAGGACATCGTTGTTAAACACGTCCCTAATATATTTAAGTTTATATTAGTTTTTTCAAATAATTCATTAAAAGTTATGTCATCGACTTTATATTTTCGTCTTAAGAATATTTTTAGTATTTTTGATATTTTTTCGCCATTATCAAGTCCATAATTATCAACAAAGTTAAATAAACATTCCGTATTTATACTATGGGTTTTACTAAAATCAATATTTATAAAGACGTTATAAATGTCTCTATAGTTATATCCTAAGGTTACTAAAAAGGCGAAAGCACTTCCAATCGAAACCCCTATGATTTTATCGATATATCTAAGACCATCTATTTCTTCCAAATATTTATAGACACCTATAAACGCCAGACCCTTTACACCGCCACCTGAAAAAATTAAATTTTTAACCATTATATTATTTATATAGTAGTGTTTAATAATTTATAATTTAAATACTAACGGATAACATTATAAAAAAAAAATAAAAAATATATTTAATGGCGTCTATGATAAATATTGATGAATTACATAAAGAAAAAACGGTTAAAATAAAACACAAAAACGAAGTATATGAAATAATACTTAAAAAATGCCATCAGCGTATTAAAATGTCATCTAAATCGCCCTCAAACCCCGAAAATTGTTTTTTTATTGTACCCCCATACATATATGGATCTCCCCTATATGATGTGAATTCATGTATCGTGTATATAATAAAATGTTTAAATGAAAATGGATTTGATGTGTCTTTTTATAATCCAAATATAATATTTATATCTTGGGCTGGAAAAAAAAATCCTAAAAATTTCAAATCATTGCAAAAACAAGAGAAAAAATTCAAATCAATTTCGGATTTCAAACCATCCAACAATTTTATATATGATAATAAAACGATTGATTTATTTAAAAAAAAAACCTCTAATTTATTTTCCTAACAATTTGCTTCTGGTCAATTTAAAAATGATGTCAATTATTAACATCACCATTAAACCAAAAATAACATATAAAATCAAATTATTCATATTTTGGTTTAAAAAGGTGTCGGAGACAACTGGTTTTTTTGGAGAATGATGTCCCTGTTGTAGCAAATTATCCAGTTTTCTATTAAGACGCGATATTTCATTTTTTAAGTCGTGGATGCTTGAATCAACTCTGGTTTCAAATGTACTGTATTTATTATTCAAATTAGTAATTTCTGGCAGTTCATCCCGAACTCTTATTTTATCTTCTTTTGGTTCTAGTGTTCCTATATTATTAGTATCGGGTTCTATTATAGTATTCTTATTTACATATGGTTTTACATTTCCCCAAGCTTCGTCAATTGTTGCGTAGGGCATTTAATATTTGATTAGAAAATTATAATTGATAAATATTGTAGTTTTCTCGTATTAATTTTATAATTCCGTATTTTCCGTGGAACCCTTTATAAGAAACCCAAAGAAATGGAATAACTGGCAACATAACAAGTGTTAATGCAATTCCAAATACTATAAGTAGTACTGTAACTATTTCTGTAAACCAATTTATAGGTGTGAATGGTTTATCATCAGCTTCAGTATCGGCATTATTGTTAAGAGTGTTCGTAGCATTTAAAATGGTTTTTGCGCTTCCACCTGAAATTGCGTTTTTTAAAAAATTAAAAGGTCTGTTCATTTGGTATTAATATAATATAATAAAAGATTAAAGTGTTCTAAACTTTAAGAAAAACCATTTTACAACAGCAGCCATTGCCGCCATCATAATAATAAATGGCATCGCTGGTAAGAACACACATATAAAAAATAAAAGTGCGGCAAACTGGTATAACGCCCTTTTAAATCCGAGTCTTTTACTTCCAATCTCGTCGCGCTTTTTTAAATGAAACCATTCGGTTATTGCTAATATATTTTTAAAAACTTCGTTACTCATTATTATATATTATTATATTAAATATGTTTATTCACCATTTACTGACCATTGTTTTATCAATTTTCATAATTTATTTCCCAAAAATGAATAAATTTAATATGAACATAATTAACAGTAATATATACCTCAAAATATTAGTAATATTGTTTTTAATTTTTACTATATTGGAGAATTATTTAGTTGGAATATTACTATTAATTATTTATTTCTCAATTTTAGATGTAAATTCTAAAGAAATTAACGAGGGGTTTTTAAATTATTATATATCTTAATATTAATATTAAATGAAACTGAAAACAATACCGACGATTATAGATAGAATAAATAATAGCAAATATATGGCGGGTATAGCTATGATTGTTCTGAATATCGGCTCAAAATATATCATTATGGAATTGTCCGAATCCCAGGAGGCATTTATGACAAATAAAATATTTAGACGGTTTGCTATTTTTACAATATCTTTTATAGCCACGCGTGATATAATTACTTCATTAATTTTAACAGCTGTGTTTATAATATTAGTTGGAAATGTATTTAATGAAAACTCAAAATATTCTATAGTAAAAAAAAAACCTTTTAAACAAGTCGCTAAAAACGATTATTTAAAAGCCGTTAAAATAAAAGAACTATATGAACTTCAAACTAAAACAAAGGACCGGGCTAAACTAAATAAGAGTTAAATATTAAGCGATATTTGTTTTTTTTTAGAATTCTTCTTAATATGTATCCCCTTGGTGCTTTCTAAATCACTTTCGCTAAAATTAGAAAAATCGTCTATATTAATATTAGAAGTCATATTTGGAGAAACATCTTTTAAGATATCGTCAATATTTGGTGGTCCACTCATTTCAGGTCGCGACGATCGGGAACTACCCATATCACCCATAATATCCTCCATTAACCCACCAAACCCAGGCTCCTTTTCTTTCATACTGCCAGCCGCCGCCTTTGCGAAGTCTTTCATTAAATTTGGATTCTGTTTCATTATATCATTCATTCCAGGCATTATATTTTTAAACATTGAATTCGTTAAATGAAACATAAATCCACTACCACCCAATGTTAGCATCAACCGAAGTTCAGGTGGTAAACTGGCCTTGGATTTATACTTTTCGTGTAATTCCTCAAATATATCGTCGTAGTCTTCAATGTTTTCATGAACACTTTCCGACCAACCATCAAGATGAACATCCAATGGGTCAAATTTATTATTTAGAAATTCAATCCCCGTTACAAAGGCCACGAGCATTTTTTTTTGAAACCGAACACTTCTATCTACTTCACGGGTGTCTTTAATTCGGTCAAATTCATATTTCATATCATCGTAATCGGAATCCATAGTAAAACTTTTTGACAGTTTAATCCCCCTTTTTTCAAATCGTTCTAGATTACACAAAAGTTCGAATTTATCGGCCTTTGTATGCTTGGGTATTTTTGGGACACTCGCATTAAAAAAATTATTCACAGGCGGTGGAGTAGGTGGTTTAGTTGATGGTGGTGGTATACTAAATGGGTCTATTGGTTTAATAGGCTCATCTAATTTAAATATATCGTCCATTTTATCGTCAAATTTAATTTCTAATGGTTCTAAAACGGCTGGTTTAACATCACTCGTAGATTGTTTTGGCGATTTTTTATTAGGGTTCATTAAAAGATCCAATCCCATATCGTCGTCTTTTGTAATTAAATTCAAAGTATCATCTAAATTAATTGGCGTCGCATTCAAACTAATCGGTTTTAAATCAGTGTCTGTATTTATATTAATAATATCCATACTTTATCAAATAATAGAAACTAATAATTTTATAATAACGCAATATACTTAAATCGTTTTTAGCCTATATCTAATCATCATATAGGTATCCGCTAGATCATCTTTTTTATTATCGTGTGTTTTAAAATAGGTCAGCCATTTTTCATCCTTAGCTAAATAATATTTGGTAAAGGCAACTGCAAGTTTTTTGTTTTTCTCGTAATTTTTGGTGATTTTCTTAATTTCTTTTATTTCATCGTTTTCAACATCAAACTTTAATTTATTTTTAGCGGAAACCATAGACATACTAATTTTTGTATTTTTTAATCGTATCAAAAAATAACTATATAAAATCATTTGTATACTTTTCATTGTAGGATTTTTTAAACAGGGTTGGTTTTCAATATCTATAGTTGTGGCATTTAAAAACTCGGGGATTTCATCTAACTTTTCAATTAAATTTTTACCCAACTTAAATAGCGATGTTTTGGTGACATTTTTATTATTTATTAATTCGCAATAATCCGTTATATCGCGCTTTTCCATATGTTTCGCGCAGACGTACTCATTATTTGTCTTATGAATATATTTACATTTAGTTTTACACTCAAAACAAGTATAGAGATTTTTGCATTTTAAACCGTTCGAATGACGTTTACAGAAAAATCTCTTGGAGGTCTCCTCAAATCCACACGCATTAGATGTACACCTTTTCCCATTTTTAAAGGCGTCTTCACATTTAATTTTTTTGCGATTAGTGAGATCCATTGTATCCCATTTAATAATATTACCGTCTTTATCAGA